AGCCTTGGCAGCGTTGTATCGTGTCAATACACTTTCCAAAGTCACACCAGTGGCAGCGGCCACATCCTGTGGACTGATTTGCAGTCGGTCCATTTCAGACCGCAATATGGAGTCAGATTTACCAGAATTCTTTTTGTAAAACTCAAAAATGTTTTTGTAATACTGCTCTTGCGTCATGCCATTATTTAAGGCCCAAGCAAGACCAATTGATCTGGTTCCAGTAGTTGCGGCAAGTCTCTCGGCAGCAATTCTGTCAGCCAAAACCTTATCAGCAGCAGCCTTGTCAGCCGCAGCCTTACCAGCCGTCGCAGCAGCGGCAGCATCAGCCGCAGCCTTATCGGCAATTGCTTTTTCAGCAGCGGCCTTTTCAGCAGCAGTTCTGTCAGCCACTACTTTTGCAGCCGCATCAGTGAAAGATTTTCCTGTGGCCGCAGCTGCATCAGCGTTTGCCTTTGCAGTGGCTGCATCAGCAGCAGCTTTGGTGGCCGCAGCCGCTAGTGCTGTATTTGTCGTGTCAGTAGCAGCTTTGGCAGCCGCAGCATCAGCAGCTAATTTGGCAGCCGCAGCAACAATTGCAGCGTTGTCTGCCGCTTTGTCAGCAGCAGCTTTATCGGTGGAAGTTTTGTCGGCAGCAATCTTATCGGCAGCAATCTTATCGGCAGCAGCTTTATCGGCTGCAATCTTATCGGCTGCGATCTTATCGGCAGCAGCTTTCTCGGCCTTGGCCTTTAATCCAGCATCTGTGGCAGCAGCAGAATCAGCAGCTGCTTTAGCATCAGCAGCGGCCTTGGCAGCAGCAGCGTCTGACACCGCTTTAGCATCAGCAGCAGCTTTGGCAGCCGCAGCTTTTTCAGCAGCACTTGCAGTAGATGCAGCAATGGCAGCAGAATCAGCAGCAGCCTTATCAGAAGCGGCCTTGTCAGCCGCAGCCTTATCAGCCGTTATTTTGGCAGCCGCAGCCTGGTCAGCTGCAAACTTGTCAGTAGCAGCTTTTTGCTGTGCAGCCAAATCAGCAGCAGCTTTATCAGTGGTGGCTTGACTAGTGCCAACAGCAGAAGCCAAAAGACCTTGTGCAACAGTAGCCGCTTGGTTATAAATGTCTTTTGTCTCTTGAGTAGCCGTAACGTCTCGATTGACACGGCTTGCCAATTCAGCAGTGGCAGCCGCTTTGGCTGCAAGCTCTTTTGGCGTTTGCGCTAATGCTTCAGAATATTGGGCCTTGACAGCAGCAGGGTCAACACCAGTAGCACGCGCCACATCTTCTGGACTGATTTGCAGTCGCTCCATCTCAATGCGCAGCTCTGCCGGTGTTTTTGTGGCAATGTTTTCAGTAACATAATCAAAGATTCTTTTGTCAAATTGCTCTTGGCTCATGCCATTGTTGAGCGCCCAGTTAAGTGCTATTGATGCCATATTTATCCCCTAAAGTTCCTTTGCCAATACAGACCATTGTGGACTGTACCCTTCGTCTTTCAAAAATGACTTTTGCCAGCCTCTTCGGCCTGCCAAAGTCACCCTGGTGCAGCCGACAGACTTGCCCCAGGATTCGATCAATGGTCTCATCCTTGAGAGTTCATCTAGGTCGCCACCAGCCAGAAAATAGTGCAAATTCTTTAGTCGTGGGTAGACAATGATCTCTGTCAATACCACCGAGTCCTTGGCCGGCCACAGCTGCAATTGCTGTTTTTCAACCATCTCAGTGACATCGTCAAAATTGTGTGTGCCTCCAGAGTATTCTAATGCCGCCTCCACATGGTGGCGCAGCCTTTCCAAATGTTCTTGGTCGCTCATCGCTTCCCACTTGGGATGGCATCAAGCCTCATCACACCAATGCGCCAGTCGGCCAAAGTATTGCCAGTCACCTTCATGTTGACTTGCCGGCCAGAAAACCTGACGCTAGTCGGGTTGGCTGCCGTATATGGGCCAAATGACGATTGACTGCCGGTTGGGTAATTTCGGGTTTTAAATGAAACCACTGCCTCACCCAATGTTTGCTCATCGGGAATGACTTGGCGAATACTCATAATGTTGTCGCCATTACCCAATTGGATTGGTCCAGACTCAGCATAAAGGCTGGCGCTGTCATAGTCAAAGCCAACCTCATGCTCGTAAATGTAGCCAGTGCTGGACACCATCAAGGGATAAGTAAACACGCCAGAGTCAGTGCCAGCAAGCCGGGCCAATGTGCCAATATTCCAGTGGTTTTCTCTATAGTTGAAAGTGACATAGCTGTCATTCTCATTGCTCGATGCACTTGGATAAAACCACCAGATTTCACCAAACTTGCTATTGTGAACCGCATAGATTTTTGAGGCTTGAGCAAAGTTGATATTGTCAAAGATGTAATCTGACACATCACTTGGCAGTGGTTTGACATATCCATCATAAATCCAGAAGCCAGACTTACTCATCCAAATGGCTGCCGTATCAATGGCCGCCACAGACTGGGTTGAAATAAGACCGCAGCCACTGGCAGCCTTCTCAAAGCCATAGACAAATGGAGCGCCAACATACTGGGCCGTGTGGACATCCACATCGGTAAACAGTAGATTGACACCCTTGACCCGCTTGCCGGCCATAAGTGAGCCAGGCGTTGCTAAGTCATAGTCCCCTGCAAGGTTGTCGCCTGCTGGTGTCCACTGGGTATTGTTCTCTTGATCACACCACTGTATTTTCCTTGGGTTTCCACCAGCACCAAGGGCAAAGATAATGCGCTCTTGAGTGACTAAAACTGCCTTGTTGTTCACTGGTGCATTGGTAATGGCTGCCGCTTTTGTAGGTGTAGCAAAACCAAGCTGCCACTCATAGAGCTTGCCATCCCATGAAGAGCAAGCCACCAAATACTCACCCCATGTGTCCATGGACCAAGTGGTGGCTGCAATGGGAGTGCCAGTGTCTGGTCTGGCCACACCATAGGCAAATGTGCCATAAGTGCCGTAGCCATAGCCTGTGGCAGCTGTAGAGCTTGCGTAGCCTGTAGAAAAGCCAGTTGGCGTAATGTCTTTGAGTGTTCCAGCCTCATTCATCACATACAGTTTGGAATGCGTGCCAGCACTGATCCAGCGGTTTGCACTGTTATCACGCCAAGTGATAAGACCACGGCATGAGCCTGTCATCTGTGAGCTTGACCTGGTGCGCCATCCATTGATGGGGCGCAGTGTCCCCTCATACCAGCGCACTAGGTTTGCGTCATACCATCGGCCTGCTGCCTGGTATTCAGTACCATTTCGGAAAACACCTGGGGGTAATTTGAGTGGTATGTACATAATGGCAATTAGGTAATGTTAGACACAAAGCTCATTGTGACAATGGCTGATGGGACTGCCGGCCTTGTTGGGCTTGTTCCAGCAGCGTATTGTTCAATGGACACACCCGTGTCGGTTGTCCTCCACATTATCTCAACATAGTCAGTCGCATTTAAGCTCAAAAAATAATTCATGGCTGCAATGGTGTGATACGGGTCTCCAGCACCTTTTCTGGGTGCAAAGCCAAATCGGCTGTTTGAGTTAGCCGAATTTGTACCATTGACCCGAAACCAGACATCTACATCCTGAGAAGCATTTGTCGTGTTTGTAAACTGAATGGAAAATTGCAAGTTCCAGATTCCGGCATCGGCCACAGTGATTCTGGACCCACTGGCCATAGTCACGCCATTGGCAAAGTCTGTGGTATTAAATGTGACCGCATAGGCCGTTGTGGTGTTGGCAGCCACTTGGTCGGTCGAGTCTTGAAAAGCACCATGAGGCGCATTCATAAACCGGCCACCTCTTGGACCAAACAAAGAGCCTAAAACAGTTGAGAGCTTTTTAAAGTAAATATTTAGCGTGCCATTATTCTCATTGAAATGCCTGCGCTCATAGACCTCGGTTGGATAACCAAGGGTCGGCTGTGCGGGATTTTCAAGTTGTTGGTTTTGGCTGGCCATGGGGTAATTATGTCAGGACAGACAGTGCATGGTTGATGTGTTTGATCCGATCATCCAGACCAATAAAGCCGCCATTGATCTTTTTGGTTAAGGTTTTATAGTCTTGGGAGTCCGCATACTGGTTGAGCTTGTGGGTGTTCCAAAACCACCCAGCAGTCAGCGCTGCATACTGGGGCGTGGCCACTAGGTCTGGATCGGCCCAGAAGTCAACACCCAGCGCCTTGCCAGCGTGGAAATAAGAGCTGGAGCCAGTTAGCTGTATACATCCTCTGCCTCGGAAACGATACCCATCCCCAGAGGCTTCATCTCGGTTGCCCATCCGATTTGCGTAAACAGTATTGGCAATGAGCTTTGGATTTCTCTGGCAGGCTTGAGCCTTTTCAGCATCAAAGCGCTTGGGCCATGTCTTCATCAGTCCGGCAGCAGAATATGACAGACCCTCTTGAAGCATTTTAAAGTTGCCACACTCATGGCCACACTGGCCAATAAAGGCAGCCTGGCGCAGGGGCGTTGAAATGTCAAAGCGCTGAAAAGTCTCATTAAGCGCATCGACCCACTCTGGGCCAATGTGCAGCTTGGATAATTGCTCACTATTGACCATTGACTATGCTCCTCACTTCGTTGTAGGCGCTGACGCAGGCATTGAGCTTGGTGATGGCTTTGTCTCCTTCGGCTGCGAGGTCGATAAGAGTTGCAATAGTCTGTCGCTCAAGTTCGCTTTCATCGGGCTGGCTGGGTTGTGTATTTCCAGTGGCAATGGTGGCACTTGGACTGGCTTGTGGACAACTTGGGGCTGGGAGGCGCAGCCGGCCAGTCCTAGCAAGCTCATGCATAGCAGACTGTTTTTTGACAATATCATCTTGGGCCTTTCTGAGTTTCGTTTCCTGATCAATCAATTTAGTGCCAAGCTCTGCCTCTTTGGCTCTGGCCTCTTCATTCTTTTGGGCAATGGCAATCTTCATGTCATTGTCTCTGTCTTGCCAGCCAAAGTGATAACCACCTCGGTAAGAGCCAAACAAGCCAATGCAGATTGCCAGAGCAATATAGGGTAATGGAATGCCAAACATCACTCTGCCTCTTCTCTGGCAGCTGCCAGTTGCTCGCGCTCATGGTCATCCTCAAGATGGTCTGGTGGCGTTGTGGGTGGTGGGCCAGGAGTCCAAGACTCATCAAGCTCTGGGTTGGTCCATGTTGGCATGGCGCCAAATGGCTGTGATGGGATGCCGTTGGTCTTCGCGTTAAAGCCGTGATTGTTGCTGTAGCCGTATTGCTGGCCATAGCCTTGCATTGGCTGGCCTATGCACTGACCCATCGGCTGCATGGATTGCTGGCCACCAAAAGCCTTGGCAGCAGACCCCACAGCCTTCTTGCCCATCACTGCACCAATGCCGCCAACAATTAGCAGAACAATGTCGTTCAGCATCTTTGTATAAGCCTGGTCAATTGGCGCCATGGATTTGATGGGCTGGGTGACAAAAGTCACTGAATACAAAAGCGCCACCACAATGAAGCAAAGAATGCAAGTCACCGCAATGACCACAAATCCCCAGACTCTGACCTCGATCTCGTCAGGGGTTAGATTTTGCTTCTGGCTGGACATCATTGACCTTTTTTTCAAGAATTGGTGCGACCAAGTATTCTGGACACATCTGGGTAAATAAGCAC